ATCTTGTCAAAAATCTTCTTGCCGTAACGGAACAGGAACACCTTACCCTCGTTCTCGCGGTTAGCAGGGTCGCTGATGACCATGATGTTGCTGATGTACGACAACTTACGCTTGCGGTTACGGGCAATCTCCTTATCGGACTCAATGCCGCTATTCCACAGTTCGTTGTTAGCCTCGCACACGGGGCACTTCAGACCAAGAGTGGTTGGGCAGTTCTCAATGTACCAACCTCCCTTGCCTTGGAAGCCGTGGTTGAACATACGAACCCACGGAACATCCTCGCCCTCACACGCGGGCAGGAGGCGAACGATAGCAAAACCGTTACCATCCTTGCCTCTCTCGGCTGACCAAAAACGGTCATCCTTGTAGGACTTGCTCTCATTAGTCTTCTCTAGTTCCTTGGTGAGCGAAGCAACAGAGTTCTTGCTCAACTTCTTCATATCTGCGAATCCAGCCATGTGTAATTCCTTTCGTTGTATTACGGAGTATTAAGAGTTACTTGAAGTGACGGCTCATGATTTACATCTTGAGCATTCTTTAGCCAAGACTTGTTGCAGAATACAACAGAGTCATCAACATAAGAATCAACCATGCCCTTCTCGGCATACATGGTCTTTAGGTGATTTAGCATACCATCCCCCCACAGTCTTTCATCATCTACTACGACTATCAGTTGATTCAAGTCGTAGAACTTGGAGAAGATGGTGGTAGTTTCTTGTACTAGCGGAACGGGATGATTCGGATTATGTGAAGAATCGCTGCCGCTGATATGTGCATCCAAGTATAGCAGAGTTGGCTTATTCAGAGTGGGAAGCAAAGAGTTAAGAAACTCTACGGTATCTCCATTCTTGATGTTTACATTTGGATAGTTTGACAGTCTTCTCTTTGAGTATTCAAACAAACCAAGATGAAGTTCTACCGAATAGATTTGCTCAAAGTGATTCTGTTCTGTTGCCCACAGAGCACCATCACCTTTGTATGTTCCTGTTTCAACAAAGATGTTGCACTTCTCTATGTTGAAGAACTCCTGCAACCTTTTGCTTTTCAGATTACCTAGCATGTAATCGCTGTGTTGCTTGTAGTTGTTTGTGTATTCCATGATGTTCCTCTGTTTGTGATGGGTATTATACTTCATCAGCAGAATGGTGCAAGTCTTTTCTCACAACTTCTGCGATGATTCTTTTCAACTCGCCTCTTCTACTTTCAAGTTGAAGAAACGGGCTGTATCTCATGAGGGGTACACCAATCTCTTCCCAAATCGGGTCATTGGTGACTCTCCACTTATTTGTAAAGTTCAGGATGTCATTCAGTACGAGAAAGGTCTCGGGACTGATAGTCTTCTGAATGACTGCTTCAAAGATGGGGGCGTATGTGCCTCTCTCGTTTGGCATGAAGATGTTGGCGAACCTCTCGGGATTTTCGCCCGTCTTCTCCCATAACTTCTTGATGTCAGTCTTGATGGTGTTCGTTAGAGCCTGAACCCTACGCATACGCTGCCTGTGCAGGTCCTCGGCTTCTTCTGAAAGCATGTCACCCACCCAAGGGTCAGACTTGCCGACAAACTGTGATATCATGAACTCAACCAAATCATTCTTGTTGAATCGCTTGGCTATCTTCTCAAAGTAGTAGCGGTCTTTCCTACTCTCAAACGCCTGTGGAGTAGTTCTAGTCCTGCCGTGAATGTTGTAGTTGAAGCCCTTTCCCTTGAAGTGGGCTTTCATAGCAAGATAGGTCTGATAGACCTCATAGGGGTTCATCATATTGGAAGTCGGTTGTTCTTCTTGACGATGTTCATCTTCTGTCCTTCAGCCTTGAGTCTTTCCTTTAGTGGCTTGGACAGTAGTTTGGCTGCTGCTTCGGGTTCAATCCCATGCTTCTCACACAGGTCTACTATTACTTCAACATATGTGGTGTCTTTACGGCTCTTGTACAACTCTTCGACTTCTCGGCAGAAGTCGTTCTGTAGGTTTATGATTGACCCCATCTCACTCCTCTCTTGGTATCTTTGTTAGTTGCTGTCCACGGAGCATTCCATTTCGGAATTCATCGTCAGAAAATGCGAGTGTGATTTCCTTTTCGTGGAGCATGATGTGAATGATGTGCTTACCGTCACCAAGTTTGGCTAGCACAGATTCATCCGGCTTGTCTAGTCCATCTTCAATAACGGGCTTCGTCGGCTCTTCATTTGCCGACAGTAGTTTTCTCAACCATTTCATTGATAGTCCTCTGTATGTCTTTGAAGTTGTTGTTTGCCCAATAGTTCTTGATAGCGTTACCAAGACTCTCCTTATATTCCTCGGGCTTTCTTTTGAAGACCTGAGTAGTGCCATCTTCCGAAGAGATGAGAATGACAACCTGTGGAATACGCTGATTCTGACACTCTAACCACATGTACGAGTACGCTGCGGTCTGTTCAAAGTAGTTGGTAATCCACTCCTCCTTGCGTAGTGACTTGGCAGACTTGAAGTCAATAACGGAGAGTACTCCCTCGTACTCCCCGATGCAGTCAAATCTACCCGCCATACGAAGGCTGTCTGAGCACAGTTGTGTTTCCTGTGCGATAACCTTGTTGATGTTCTTCAGATTCGGAACAATCTGGTCAAAGAGCCTCTGTGCGGTTTCATCTGTGGTCTTGTACATCGTACCATCATTGAGGTATTCCTCAACCATCGTATGAAGAGCCGTACCACGACGCATAGCCGCTTCGCTAGTCTTTCGGTTTTCGGGGTTCTTCCTCCACTCTTTCCAAAAGTCCTTCTTGGCAAATCCTGTGACGGTGGTTACGGAAGGATACCAGTTGCCCGTCTTTGCGGATTGGTAGAACCGTCCCATGCCATCTATTTCCATAGTTTTTAATGAGGCTTGCATCAATAGCCTTTCTTGTGTAGGTCGCTTCTTGGGTTTGCTTTTTTGATTTTAGAGATGACCTCTTTGAACCCGTTGTCGGGTCTACGAACACCAAGGCGAACCGAATCTATGCATTGCACAGAAGAGGCATCCATTTTGATGACCTTCTTCTCGCCGCACTTTGGACAGGGTTTCTTTGTGGGCTTGTTACGACTTGCTACGGTGTAGAAATCGTCCCATTGATACTCACAGGTATTGCACTTGTATTCGTACAGAGGCATAATGATACTACTATGTATCTATGATGACGAGGGTGGTTGGCGTAAACCAACGGGGGCGTAGCCGCTTTGTCCACTTGGCAAACGCCTTCTTTTCAATGTTGTAGTAACTGCGGTAGGCTGAAACGGGTTGGTTGGCAATCTTGCAATGGTCGGGCATTGCTTGCGGCAACTCGGTCAGGCTGCTTGACTTGATGTTCTTGGGAGGGGTGGCAAGGATAGTCTTGCACCGCTTCTCTATGGCATGAATCTTGCCGTACCTGTAGGTGTACTCTTCCATGAGGTTCACCATGAGGTTATAAAGCCACTCGTAGTTCTGCTTGGAGTGTCTAGCCCAAACCGCACAGGGGTGATTGACATGCGAGGCTAGAAGCATGCGGGCATCGGCATCTGCGTTGGACATAATCCACCGATTGACTTTTCTGCCCGTAGCAGTCTTGCCCTCAACCCGCTTACCGTCTAACATGCGATGGGCAGTAGATAGCAGTTGAGCGTACTCAAGAATCATCTTGACTACATGCTTGTCGCAATGGTATTGTGCTGCCGTTTGTGGGCAGGTGTCTAGGACAAAGATGTTCATGGTACTATTATAGCACAAGAGCCTTGCCGAAGCAAGGCCCTTATGTCGGTTTCACACCCGTGAGTTCATTTAGTCCTCTTCGGACTCCTCGTCATCATCATCAAAGACGAAGCCATCGTCATCATCATTAAACTCTTCCGTTGGCTCGTCGCTGTTCTGTGACCAAGTTTCCCAATCGTTTGACTCGTCATCAGGCTTGGTGCGGCGATAGTCGGGGAGAGTTACAGGCTCCGCGTCATCGTCCTCAAACTGATGCTCGTCATCGTCGTAACTGCCATCATCGGGGTCACCCGGGTCAACCTCGTCGTTGATTTCTGCGAGGTAGTCCTCAATCTCTTCGCTCATGGGGTCAGCGTCCACGATTGCTCTCCTTCTTCGGAGCACCGTAAGAAACCACATCTGTATTCTTAATCCACCGCTGCTCGTATGGATGCGTGTTCTCAATGGTGTCAGGCTCATGGAACGAAACGAGATACTGCGGACCATACTGATTGTCACGCTCCGTGCGGATAACCATACCCGCTCGCTCTTCAGAGTTGCACCAAACCTTCGTACCCGGCGTGAGGAAATCTTCCTGTGCCATAGGTATCCTTTGCTAAAGCGGGAGTCGCTACAGGCGAATCCCAAATGCTTCAATGCC